CTGGTAAGTTTGCAGTTATAGTTCCGGCTGTTGTATTTACAAAGTAACCTTTACCTGTAGCTGCTGTAATAGTACTTGTTTGTACTGTTGTTACCCAATCTACTGTACCAGTACGACCAAAACCAGATTGACTAGCACCACTTGCTAATGCAACTGTTTTACCACAACTACCTAAAGTAAGTGTAGATCCGCATTGTACATCAACTGTATTAACTTCTATTTTGCTCATACTATTACTAATACTCCTGTCACAGTTACTGTTTGTGTGAATGTAACTGGTCCTGCAAGAACTGCATTTTCAATAACCATATTTTTATCCATAGTTCCAGCATGATGATAAATAGCTTCTGATGCTGGTTTATCACCTATATATTCTTGTTCGTGTGCTAAGTTGCTCATTTAATCTCCTTATGTACTAATTGCGTCAACTCTACTAATCCAAACATCTACACTTGATGCAGCTGAAGATTGTCCTTTAAGAACATCTGTATTCTGCATAACGATTTTAGCTCCTGATTGAACTAATTCAACTGAACTAGCTGCAGGTAAGCTTAAATCTTTTACAAGGTATCTATTAGTAGAACCACCTTCGGCTATCCAAACACTAACAGTTACAGCATTTGCTGTTACGTTAGCTAATCTTAATCCAACAATAGCATCATCACTATTAGCAGTTAATAATGTTGTAGCTGAATTAGTTATTTGACCGCCTTCTGATTCAAAGTCTTGTGCCATTTATCCTCCTATAATGCTATTGCCATTGCGGTTGCAAACCCTTTGGATGCACCATTTGTTATTTTACTTGTATCTATTGCGTTAACAGTCAAAGTAATATTTCCTGAAGTTGTTACAGGAGTACTTCCAACTGTAAATTCTGAAGATCCACCATCTGTTATACCAACACTTGTTACAGTACCAGTATATGATGGTGTTACTCTTGAAAATGTAATTGTACTAGATCCTAGTGAAGCACTTGAATCAGTAGTACATAAATATATTCTATCTGCATTTGTTGAACCTTCTTGAACAATAGCTAATTGTCCAGCAAGTTCTCCAATAGCATCAAAATCTGTGTCTCTAGAAGCTGTTCCACTAGCAACAACTGTATAAATTCCATTTTGTGATCCAGTAGATTGATCTTTAACTAATACTCTGTTTCCAGTAGCTAAAGTAACTCCATCTAAAGTATCACCATTTTGTAAGTCTGCTGCTAAATCTACATTTCCTGTTGTAGCAGCTCTACAAATAATTCTAGTTTTTAATCCTGCAACTAAATCATCTACATAACTTTTTGTAGTAGCATCTGAAGCTCCAGAAGGAGCACTTAATCCACTAACTGAACCACCTGTAATTGCTACGCTGTTTGCAGCTTGTGTTGCAATACTTCCTAAACCTAAAGATGTTCTAGCAGTAGCTCCTGATTCTGTTGTAAAGTTAGATCCATCTCCAACTATAAAATTACTATCAGTTGGTGTTAATCCAGCAACATCAGCTAATTGTGCATCATATGCTTGAACATCTGATCCAATTGCTAATCCTAAATTAGTTCTTGCAGAAGAAGCTGAAGATACATCATTTAAGTTATTAGCTTTAAGACATTTAGCATCTAATTGTGTTTGTACTGCTGATGTAACTCCATCTAAATATCCTAATTCTGTTGAAGTAACATCTGATACTGCAATCTTTTGAGAACCATTTGATATAACAGCTCTATCTGCTGTTAAAGATTCTGTATCAATAGTAGTTGCAGATCCTGTTATAGTTGCTTGTTTAGCATCTAATTGAGTTTGAATATTAGATGAAACATTATTTAAGTAACCAAATTCTGTATTTGATATTGTACCATCATGTATTTTAGTAGCATCAATTGCTGCTGAACCATTAATATCAGCATTAGCAATAGTACCATTTAAAATTTTTCCAGTTGTAACTGAATCATCTGCTAATTCTGTTGTTCCAATAATTCCGCCTGGAAATGAATGATTTGTATTTGTAAGTATACCAAGATAAACAGAAGTTATAGCTCCTGATGCAATACTTCCAGAATCCCAAGTAACATTAACTGTTGTGTCTGAAGAAAATGACGAGCTTGATATAGTTCCATATAATGTAGTAGATGAATCTACAAGTTTAATTCTTCTATTTGCATGATAAGCAGAAGTAACATTTGTACCACTTATAGTAAATGCTGTACCAGATGTACGTGTTGCAGTGTAAGTTCCTGCACCATCTCCATATTCAATCCATTGTCCATCATTATACCATTGTCTAATATCTGCCATAACACTTCTAAAAGCGTTATTAATATTTGATGGCAGCATACCTTCAGCAACTGATACTGATCCTGTACCTGTAGCTGTATTGTTTGCTGCTGTTGTATCGTATTTTCCTAAAAATGTTCCTGCCATTTAATCCCCCATAAACCAAGCATATGCTTTGTTATTTTCAATATTTTTTTCATTAATTAAAGTATTAAGAGCTTCTTCAATTTGTCTTTGAAAAAACTCTTGTGTTTCAAAACTGTATCTAACATTGTCTATATCTATTTGATCTGTCATCTTGTACCTGCTCTACTAGCTATCATATCAATTCCTTGTGCATGACTAAAAACTGATCCTGCTGCAACTTTAACATTAGCTCTAACATATCTTCCAGATTTTCTTACTGGATTCATTCCTGATGCAACCATAGAAGATGAACTAGATTCAGTTTCATTATCTGCTAATCTTTCTCTTGTTTTAACTGTGACTGTAGCAGTTGCATCTACAATAGGTCTTATACCTGTTATATTAGCTCTTAATCCTGGAAATGGTTCTAATTCAGAAGTTTCTACTTCGCATTCATTGTTAGTACCAGAAAAAATTGCTGCTTTATAATCACCATCAATTGCACCTAGTAACATTTGACCACCACTCCAAAAATCTGTATCTAATGCAATATTAATATTATCTAAGTTTTCAGATATAATATCCATTAGTTCTACTGTATATGCTCCTACAAATTGTGAAAATATTGTACTAGCTGATGTTTCTGCTATTGACCATTTTTTAGTAGCATAATTATAAATAATTATTTTATCACATATACCTGTTGTATTAGAAGTATTAGATGCACTAGGGTACAACCACATAGCTAACTGATTAAATGGGTCAACTGCTGCACATATTCTATCTGAATATGCTTTGTTTAAATCTAAATCAAAAAATCTATTAACTTTTTCTACTCCAATAGGTATAACCTGATCTCCATTAATTTGATAAAAACCATCATCTGCATAAAAGAAAACTTGTCTATTATCCTGACATACAGTTCTTCCATACATAGATCCTCTATTTGGAGATATAACTGATAATCTAAATACAGTTGATCCACCAACATAATCCATACGAATTATTTGGTTTTGTCTAAATACATATCCAATCTCTCCAGATGTAATAGCAACTACTTCACCACCTGATCCTGGAAGATCTTGATAATCAGATTGTTTACCTGACCATACAGTAATATCATTAATACCTGACCATTGTATTCTGTTTTGGTTATTAGTTATATTTCCTGTAACTAAAAAATCCCTTACAACTCCTGAAACTCTAAATACTGGTGTAGTACCTGCAGTTTGAATTGCTGAAAGATTTGCAAAGTTTGTAGATGTTCCCATCAAATAATATTGTGGTGCATCTACTCCATTACTTGCAATTATATATTCACCAAACTGAGTAAATGTCCAATAGTCTGTGTCAGTTCCAGTTAAACTAGATTTTCTAGATGTAAATGTTCCTGATGCTAATTGATATAAATCTGTATTCTTTGCAACAAAGTTATATACATTACCTGAGTTATCTCTAAAAGAACCTGCTCCTCTAGAATGTGCACCTATGTTATTTGTACTATATGCTACAAGAGATGGAAATCTCTTATAAGTATTAGCTGCATGATATACATTAGTTGCTACGTTAGCTCCCTGTTTTCCATGTTCAGGTTGATCAGGTAGCCATTCTCCAAAAGGTACTTGCATTATCTTTGCCTATAAAATGATAGATCTGTTTGAACATCAGTTCTTTGATGTACAGGTGCAGATCCATATGAATCTTGTTTATCGTTATTTTCACATCTTTCCATAGATGTACCAAACATTTGTAACCAATTTTGTACTTGTTGTGGTTCTACACCCCCCAAGAAGTTAGCAGCGTGGAAAAGGGATCCATACAAATATATTGCAGGATGATTTGCGAGCACCCAGTTGGATGTGTTAGAGTCACTAAGAGCGTTAAAAGCCTTATAGTATGATAGCTTACCAGTGTAAGTAGTGTCAGGAGTAGGACCGAATCTAAAAGTTTCTGTTTCATTATCACTCTCTATTGTATATGATCTTGGTCTACCAGTTCTTGAACCGCCTCTTATTTCGTTCATGTTTGCTGGTGTAATATATTCTAAAGGATATTTATTTGAAGAATCTATATAAAAAGATCTAACTGCAATAAATCCTGTAGGTACTGATACTTTTTCTGCATTAATGGTAACATCATCAAATTGTTCCATTTGTCTAATTCTTAATTTAGCATTCATGTCAGCTTCACATAATTTTATAAAATCGTCAGCTATCTCATCAGTTAAATCAGATCTGTTTAACCAATTAGCTATTGCTGTTTTTAATGCTGAATATGTATTTAATGCCATTTTAACCCTTCATATATTTTGGTAATTTAGAATGTTTTAATGGTGACCATGGTTGAACACTAGGACCAAAATGTTTTGCTTCTAATTTATTAAATTTATGACCTTTTATAGGTTGACCTTTAAAGTCATATCTTTTGTAGTTACGTAATTCATTAGCATTCATTTGAGAAACCATTTTTTTACTTCTTGGATCCCATTTGTTTTTCCAGCTAGTTCTTTTAACACCAACCTTATATACTTTTTTTTTAATTTGTTTATCAGCAAATTTTAATATACCTCTACCAATTGCTCCCCACATTATAAACTTCCCTCTGCTGTTCTAAAATATCTAAACTCACTTGAGTTAAGTT